AAGGGAGTTGGAAAACAAGTGACAATAAGAAAGAAATTAATGACAGACGAGATTTACAATATTTTTTCAAACGAGGATATTTTATATGCAACTTATTCTAAATTCTCAGAGGGAACAATCATATATCCACATCGTGACCCACCAGTATATCGAGAAAGATATAAGAGAATACAATTACCCCTATCAATCCCTGACAAGGATACTTGTTTTATGTTATGGGATGGAAGAAAAGTTACTTGGGAAGAGGGAGTACATCAAGTGTATCCTGTTATGGATGTCATACATGAAGGTTACAACCTATCGACAAATGCGATGGAATTTGTTATGATAGATGTAAAACTAGACACCATTGTCGAAGATGAAACTTAATCGTAACGAGGTTATGTTATTGAGAGGTATTTTGCATACGAAAAGAATGTATAAAGGTATGAAAAATTTACCACATGGAGTTGTAGTATATGAGGATTGGATGGAAGAAAGTTTCCATAAAGTTAACAAGTATATTGAAGAAAACTATCCTGATATGCCTAAATGGAAATAGATTATGAGTCAAATTTTTAATATTTTTCCAACCACAATTTATGTTGGAGAGATCGAGAATCATAATGAATATAAAACAGAGTTTCTAAAACTTTATGATAAATTTGATTATGAAGAGAATGAAATATCTAGTACAGTTAGTGAAGGACAGGTAAATCCACTCATACATCTAGAACCATCAATGGATGTAATGTTTCAAGAAATTGTAAGACACATCAAGATTTATGTCTTAGATGTTCTTAAATTTAAGGATATGTTTAACTATGCCATAACTAAAACTTGGATTTCAAGAACTAGAGATAAAAAAGAAATACCATATCATATTCATTCCACAAGTCATGTGTCATTTGTATATTATCTTAATATTCCACCTGATTCACATACCACTAGATTTCTTAATAGAGAAAATATTAATAGTCTCTTTTTAGGTGCTAACTCACATAACAACTTAGATGATTTAAATATGATTAAAGAATTTACTGAATTAAATTCAAAAAAATTCTTTATTCATCCTGTTGAAGGTCACGTTGCTATTTTTCCTAGTAGATTATCACATGGTACAGAGTGTATCAAAACTGATTTTAATGGTGAGAGATTATCAATAGTTGGTGATGTAAATTTAATTTTGAAAGAAGAATATTTACTTCATTCAATGGGTTTGATAGATGAAAAATATTGGAAAAAATATGATTAAACAATTTAATAACTGTCACAACCCCCTGCACAGGGGGTTTTTTTATGCTATAATTAAGACATCTAAAGAACACTAATGCAACTAAGACCACATCAAGAGCAAGCAATCCAATCAATGTTAGACAATGACAAAGGACAAGTCATTGTTCCTACTGGTGGTGGTAAGACCATCTGTATGATTATGGATGCTGTCAAGCAGTTGGAAGATTATGGTACAGTTGTAGTCGTTGCACCACGCATACTACTTGCAGAGCAACTATGTAAAGAGTTTATGGAAATCATTGATAAGAAATACAATGATGTAGATGTGATGCACGTTCATAGTGGTAAAATCAAAGGTATGTTCAGTAGCACTAATCCATTTCATATACAGCAGTTTGTTGAGCAGAACTTGGGTGGTCGTATAATTATATTTACAACTTTTCATTCACTACACAGAATTGAAGAGAGTGGTATCAATGTTGATACTATCTACTTTGATGAAGCACATAACTCAGTACAGAAAAACTTTTTCCCTGCTACTGATTACTTCTCTCAGTATGCTCACAGATGCTACTTCTTTACTGCTACACCAAAGCATAGCCGTTCTCCTGTCAAGGCAGGGATGAACTGGACAGAGGTGTATGGTGGTGTGATATGTCAAGTACCTGCACCAAAGTTAGTCAAGCAGGGTTACATACTACCACCTAAAGTCAAGGTGTATCGTTCAAGAATACTTAAGAAAGATGAGTTGGTTGCAGACAGAGACAATGAGCAAATGATTGGTGCGATTGACAATCTTGACAAGAACAAAGTATTGATATGTGCCAAGTCAACCAGACAAATTGTTGCACTTGTTTCTCAGACAGATTTCGTTCAGCAACTTGCGATTCGTGGTTACTCTTATATGTTCATCACAGCAAAGACAGGTGCGATGATTGATGGAGAGAAGGTTGACAGAGAGACTTTCTTTAATACTCTTAATGAGTGGGGTAGGACAGACAAAAAGTTTGTTGTATTGCATCACAGCATACTCTCAGAAGGTATCAATGTCAATGGTCTTGAAGCAGTATTGTTTATGCGTTCGATGGACTACATAGGTATTAGTCAGACAATTGGTAGGGTCATTCGTAAGGGCAATACTGACAAAGTATTTGGTCTTGTATGTGTACCAGTTTACTCTAATGTTGGTATTACTACCGCAAGAAAGGTTGAAGCAGTAGTCGATACTATCTTCAACAAAGGACAGGCAGCAACTACAGTTATTACACGATGAGTAAGATAGTATTAGTCACAGGTGGATTTGACCCAATACATAGTGGTCATATCTCATATTTTAAAAACGCAAAAGAGTTATATCCACATACACCATTGTGCGTGGGATTAAATTCTGATGATTGGTTAATTCGTAAGAAAGGAAAGTATTTCCTACCTATGAGAGAAAGAAGAGCGATAGTCAAGGAACTTAAACCAGTTGATTTAACAATCACTTATGATGATACAGACAATACATCTTGTATGGCAATATTCAAGTGTTTACAAATGTATGATAAAGTGATATACTGTAATGGAGGAGACAGAGTAAACACCAATGTACCTGAGTACCTTAAATTCCAAGAGAATGATAGAGTTATCTTTGAGTGGGGTGTCGGTGGCGATGATAAAATGAATAGTAGCAGTTGGATTTTAAATGAATTTTTGAAAAGATGAAGGATACAATTTTATTTGGAAATTGTCAGGATACGTTAAAAGAATTTGCACCTAATAGTGCAAGAACTTGTGTGACATCCCCACCATATTATGGATTGAGAGATTATGGAACTGCTACTTGGATAGGTGGCGACCCTAATTGTAATCATAGGAGAGACAGTAAAGTTAAACCTGAGAATTGTAATACTGGACATAAAAATCACGATGAAATGTATGGAGTAGGGGATGCAATATACAAAACTGTTTGTCCTAAGTGTGGTGCTATCAGACAAGATAGTCAAATTGGATTAGAAGAGACACCCGAAGAATATATTGAAAGTCTTGTAAGTGTATTTCGTAGTGTTAGGGATGTTCTAACTGATGATGGTACTTTGTGGGTTAATTTAGGAGATAGTTACTATAATTATCGACCAGGAAAAGGTCAATCATATCCTAAACAATCAGTATCTAAAACAAAACAAGACTTACCAGATGAATGTAATAAAAGAGGTAATAAATTAGATGGATTAAAAGAAAAAGATTTAATCGGAATACCTTGGCTATTTGCCTTTGCAATGAGAAATGATGGATGGTATTTAAGACAAGATATAATATGGCATAAACCAAATCCAATGCCAGAGAGTGTCAGAGACAGGTGTACGAAGTCACACGAATATATATTTTTGTTCAGTAAAAATAGAAAATATTACTACAATAATGAAGCAATCAAAGAACCCGCAAAAGATTGGGGAACAAGAGATAGAACAAACGGAAAATACCACAATCAAGGAACAGGACTCCAACCCCATAGCGGACTTACAAAATCATATCCAAAAAAGAATAAACGATCTGTCTGGTCAGTAACAGTTAAACCATATAAGGAAGCACATTTTGCCACATATCCACCCGACTTAATCGAACCTTGCATTAAAGCAGGGAGTGAAAAAGGAGATATAGTTCTTGATCCATTTATGGGATCAGGAACTACAGCGATGGTTGCCAAGTCACTAGGTCGTGATTACATAGGGTGTGAACTACATGAAGACTATGGTAATTTAATAAATGATAGAGTCACTCCATACTTAAACACTTTAGAAAACTTCTTATGAAGATAGCAATCGTTGGTGCAGGGAACGCAGGGAGTATAACTGCACTACATTATCATAAGTATTTGAGAGAAGATAAAATTGTAGATGATTATGA